CAGATATGGGAAGACACCCACGAGTGGCTGCGCCGGCGATTTAACGCCGCCGGCGGCGCGATCGGCAAGCTCGAACGTTGGGGATTGCCGCAGCACCACGATGCCCGGGCCTTGCGCAAGATGGGTCTCGATCAGTGGAAAGCGGATATTCGTCCCCTCCTCGATGTCAGCCGCATGAAAAATCCGTTGACCAGCCAGCCGATCGACGTGGCCGAGCTCGACGATATTCTCGATGGCATCTGGACCAACATTGCCACAGAAGGCTGGTCGAAACGGGAACCGTTGCGCCAGGCGTTCGGCAAGGGCGCGCTTGCCAACCAGCGCGCCGAGCATCGTTTCCTGATTTTCCGCGACGCCGACAGCTGGCTTCGATACCAGCGCGACTATGGTGGCGGCGGTGATGCATTCGCCGCCATGATGGGCCATATCAACATGATGGCGAAAGATATCGCCGCGATGGAGGTTCTTGGCCCCAATCCCAACGGCACCATCGAGTGGCTGAAACAGGCGGTTCAGAAACAGGCGATGGAGAAGGTTGCCGGCCGTCCGAGCCGCTTTGCCGGAAAGCCGGAACGGGCGATCGACGGCGCGCAGGCTGCGAACAAGAAGATTGACGCAGTCTGGGGCTCCATCCGCGGAACGCTCGAAACACCTGTCAATGGCCGCTGGGCTTCAGGTCTGGCTGCGACCCGCAGTCTTATCACCGCAAGCGTTCTCGGATCTGCAGCTCTGTCTTCCGTCTCCGATATCGGCACGAGCATGATGGCCAGGCAGTTCGTTGGCATCGGCGCTCGCGGTGCTTTTGCTGACCTGGTCAAGGCCGCCGGCACGCAAACACGAAGGGAGGCGGTTGCGTCCGGTCTCATCCTCGAGGAGGCGATGCACGTCTTCCATGCCCAGGCCCGGTACGTCGGCACGATCGACGGCCGCGGCTGGTCCGGGTTCCTTGCCGACCGGGTATTGACCCTTTCCGGCCTCACGCCCTGGAGCCAGGCGGGCCGCCATGCCTTTGGTCTCGCCTTCATGCGAACCGCTGCAGAAAACGCCGGCAAATCCTTCGCCTCGTTGCCGCCGGCGTTCCGTGATGTCATGACCCGCTACGGGATCCGTGAGCTCGACTGGGACAAGATGCGCAAACTGCCGATGCATGACATGGGCAGCGGCACCCAGATCATGCGGCCGAACGAAATTGCCGAGCGACTGGACGAGCGGCTGGCAGAACGCTACCTGTCCATGATCCAGGCCGAAACCGAATATGCAATTCCGTCCGGATCCGCACGCTCGAAAGTCATGCTGGTTGATGAGAACCGCCCCGGCACCTTCATCGGCGAAGTGGTGCGCAGCTTCGCCCAGTTCAAAAGCTTCGGCGCCGTATTCCTGCTTTTGCACGGCCGACGTATCCACGGTCTTCTTGCGGGTGGCGAGACATCGAGGGGCGCTGCTTATGCCGGTTCCCTTCTTATTTCGACCACGCTTTTCGGGGGCATGGCGCTGCAGCTTAAATCTCTTGCCAGCGGCAGGGATCCGCAGGACATGACCAAGGGCGCGTTCTGGGGCGCGGCGCTCCTGCAGGGCGGCGGCCTCGGTATCTACGGCGATTTCCTGTTCTCAAACATCAACCGTTATGGCGGCGGCTTTGCAACGACATTCGGGGGGCCGCTTATGCAGCGCGCCAACGATGCCTGGAACCTCACCGCCGGCAACGTCGCCCAGTTGGTCAGCGGCGAGAAAACCCACTTCGGCCGTGAGCTCGTCAAGTTCATGAAGGGCAATACGCCGGGATCGAGCATCTGGTACACGAAACTCGCCTGGGAAAGGATCGTCTGGGACCAGCTGCAATATCTGGTCGATCCCGAGGCCAACAAGGCGTTCAAGCAGCGCCAGCGTTTCTTCGACAAGGAATTCGGCCAGGGGTTCTGGTGGCGGCCCGGACAGGTTGCCCCTGCTCGAGGGCCGAGCCTGCCGGCGGCGCTCGGCGCAAGTTGACCCTACCTCCCCCGTGAAATCATGGCCCTGTCGAAATCAGGGCCATTTTCATGAGCAGCGTCTTTCCTATCACTGACGATCCGCGTTACCGCCGATACACGGCCAGTGCCGGCCAGACTGTGTTTCCGATCCCTTTTCCCTTCTTGCAGGGCGAAGATCTGAGAATATGTCTTCAGACGGCGCCCAGCGAATATACCGTCTTCGACCCTGCTGATTACACACTATCCGGAGCCAATGATCCTGCAGGCGGCACTGTCACGCTCGACACCGGCCGATCGGCTGGCGATATCATCCTTGTTCTTGGCGAGGCAATTCTAGACCGTATGTCCTCCATCGTCCGCGATGGCCGGTTCTCGAGTGCATTGATCGACAGCGAACTCGATCGTATTCGCATCATCGAGCAGGAGTTCCGCCGCGACAACGCTCTTTCTGTCAAGGTGGATTACGGTGGCACTGGGCTCACGCTCGATGCAAACATCGACGATGGTAGAACCTTGATGAAGCAGGGTAAACGCCTGACTGCGGGGCCGGATATCGAAGCCATTGGTGATGCGGTCGAAGATGCGAAAAACATCGTTGAAGGCTGGGCGAGTGATATCGTCAGTCAGGGAAGTGTACCGATTTATGCAACGGTCATTGGGATGCCTCCCCTCAACATTCCTTCCGGCATCAACGCTCTTAGGGTGAACGGATATTATGCTGCAGGAGATGGTGGTGCGGCGCTTTACGCAAAAGCCGACGTCGAGCCTTCGCACCCCGGTAAGTTTCAGACAGAAGATGGAGCATGGTGGGAAATTGCCGAGGCAGCGCTGAATGTTTGTATGTTCGGAGCGCGCGGGAACTACACAATTGGCGGCTCTGGATCTGACGATACCCAAGCTTTCCGCGATGCGTGGCGGTGTGCAATCGAAAAAGGCCGGCGCGTGATCTACGTACCGTCGGGAATTTATCTCATCACGTCCACGGTTTCAGACGAGGTTTGTCTCTTCGTGGGCTCTGGCGATGCGGTGGTTGTCTTCAGGGGAATGGCTGGGCTGGTTGGTTTCGATATGTTGTCAACGGCATCGATTGGGGTGAGCGCGGGTTCTGTGGATATGACCTACGTCGCGGAGGGGGCAAACATCCTTCACGCTATCCGGACGCCCAAGGACAGCGACCAGTATTTCAACCGGTACACTGGTTTTGTATTCGAAGGAAACTATTGCCGCGGGGCGAACCGGGTTCCCGAAAAATACAGCTTTGCTTGGGACTATTCCGCCACCGCCTGGTTTTGCATAGGTGACTGCAATGGCCTGGAGGTGCAGGGAAACAAAATCCATGGTGCCTATGATATCCAACAGGCAGACGGCGGGCAATTTGCCGATGCGGGTCTCATGTTCGATGCAGCCGGCGCGATCCTTTCCGCCCGTATCGAGGCAGTAGAGATCGGCCCCATACGAACTGGCGTCCTGGTAGGGAACAATACCTTCTTTACGATGGCTGATTTCGATATCATCGGCGCATTCGATGGCATCATGCCGATTGAAGGCGCCGTGCAATTCAATGAGCCGAAGATCCAGAACGGCAACATTAATGCGCAGCGATACGGCATCTACATCCGTAACTCGCAAACCCGGACTATTGAGGACGTCACCATCCGCCGCCACCGAAGTGGTTTCAAAGGGGCGTCGCATGATTGGGCTGGCATCTATCTGGATACTGTTTCCGATTTCAAAGTGTCTTCGTGCACCATCCAGCCGGACGAGGGTGGTGGTGAATTCTTGGGAACGATGCGGGCGATATATGCAAATGCCGCGAACCTCGGCGTCTATGATGACAACTTTATCGGAGTTGGCTGCGATGAAGGGTTGGTGCTGAATAACTGCACGGGCGTATTGGTGGATGGTATAGTGACAGCGCAGAGCAATGCTGCGAACGTGCTTTTCAAGCTGACAGGAAACACCCGCCGCTCTTCGATCGGTAAATATGCATTGGTGTCTTCCTTCTCCGGGACTGTTCTGTCCAAGGACGGGACAATCGTTGACGCCATCAACATGTTCAATCAGGAGTGGGATCAGCAAGGAACGGGAAATATCGTCCGCGAGGTGACGCGAGTGAACGCGGCGGCAGATAGCAAAAAATGGCGCGAAACCTTTGGAACGACGGCGCTGACAAAAGCGGTTGTCGGTGATGCGGGGGCTTCCACCTCATATGAAATTGTCACGCGTAGCGGCGCGACGGTAACTCAGCTTGAGTGGCGGGCCAGCGCATTCAAATTCAATAATGGGCCGACATTGACATTTAGCTCGGCATCGCCGGAGGGTGTCGTTACCGCCCCCCCTGGATCATTGCATATCAATACAAGCGCCGGCGGCAGGCTTTACGTGAAGGAAAGTGGAACCGGAAATACCGGATGGGTGGCGAAATGATAGAAATGCCAGTGATCAAAAGTGCGGACGGCGTGGTTATCAACATTGGTGCGTGGGATTATTGCCGTGTAGAAAATGATGCGGGCGATATGGTAGAGACGAACCCCCTTCCTGAAGGAGCATATGAGGATGTAGCCGAAGTGGTGAAAACGGAGGATGGCGGCTTCAGGGTTGCCGATACCGCGGCGATCGTCGCTGAGTTTGAGGAAGCAATTCAGAAGATTGTTGATGATACCGCTCGATCAAAGCAGTTCCGCGATGGTGTTACACTCGCATCTTACACCGCGTCTACCAATGCCGTGTGGAAGGCTCAGGCGGAAACTTTCGTTGCGTGGCGCGACCATGTTTGGGGGCATGCATATGCCGAGCTCGAGAAGGTTCTTTCGGGGCAACGCGAGCGGCCCTCTGTTCCGGAGTTTCTGGCCGAAGTCTCGTCAATCAATTGGCCATAGGTCTGGCATTTGACCGTACAGCACTGCACTTACCATGGCTCCAGTTGAAAAACCGGAGCCATTTTCATGCAAGAAGGCGCATTCTTTGACACTGTGCGCGGTCCGCTATTTGGCGGGGCGCTCTCCCAATCGCAGGTTTACGGCACAGCGGCGATCCTTGATCGCGCTTTGGCGGTGCGCACGCCACTGCGGCATCTCGCTTACATGCTGGCTACCGCCCTCCACGAGACGGCGAAGACGATGCAGCCCATCCTTGAAACCCGAAATGCCAAAGACAAAGCCAACCCATCGATCGATGTGGCGATCAAGCGGCTCGATAACTCCTTCGCGGCCGGAAAGCTGCCCTGGGTGAGCAGGCCTTATTGGCGCAAGGACGCAGACGGGAAAAGCTGGTTGGGGCGCGGCCTCGTCCAGCTCACCCACAAGGTAAATTATGACCGCATGGGCAAGATAATCGGTGTCGACCTGATCGCGGATCCGGACAAGGCGATGGATCCGGGTATTGCCATCAGCATCATGTTCTTCGGTATGACGAGTGGTGCTTTCACCGGACGGCCGCTGTCTGATTATCTCGATGGCCCAACGCCCGATTATGTCAATGCGCGGCGCGTCATCAACGGGATCGAGAGTGCACGCAAGGTTGCCGACTATGCCGTGCGCTTCGAGCAGGCGCTGGTTGCGGCCGGTTACAGCAATGCTGCAAAGCCGGTCGAGGTCGTCAAGCCTTCCGTTCCTGATTTGCCTCCCAGGGCAGAACCGAGCGGGGGCGGCGCTGTGGCTGCTCCCGCCGTGCCGGTCGATAACGTGGATCCGGAAAAACTCGACAAGCCGCTCCTGAAATCGAAAACCGTCTGGCAATGGATCATCACAACGATTGTCGTGCCTCTGGTTGCTCTTATCACTAACCCCTGGGTGCAGGCGTTCCTGATCGCCGTAGTCGCTGGCTTTGCGGTCTACGCCATCAAGCGCCGTGCGGATATCGCCAAGGTGTATCGCGATCTCAAGGCCGAATTCGATGCTTGACCAGGTCAAGACCGCACTGGCGGCGATCGGAGGGGCGGCGGCCGGTATCGCCGTCACTTATGCAGTCGCCGCCCTGGTGATGGTGCCGGCGGCAAAACGGGAAGGCAAATCAGCGGCGATCGCTGAGATGGCCGTAGCGGCCGCCAAGGCCGATATCCAGAGGAAGGGTGATGATGCGAGCCTGCAAACCAAAACAGATTATGAGCTTTGCGTTCTTGGCCTTCGCTCTGGCGGGCTGCCAGTCGATGCCTGCGAGCAGCTGCGCGGGGTGGACGAAAAATAATCTTTCCCCGTCCGGCCTCGTGGCGTTGATCGCTGCCGATCGGCCGGGGGCGGAACGGGTGATCGGAAACGACCGCAACGGACAGCGGCAGGGATGTTGGAGCTGAAATGAACTTCACGGATCTCCTCGATGCGATCGGGATCAAACTGGGCGTGTTGATTGCCGGTTTCGCCGGCGGCCTACTTCGCGCGTTGTCCCGGCAAAGCTTCACCGTGCGGGAAGTATTTGTCTCCCCGATCTGTGGCGCGCTGGCCGCCGCCTACCTCACTACACCGGTTCTGCACTATTTCTACAAGATTGGGTGGCCACTTCCGGAAGATCCTGTCGCCACCATGCACGCCGCCGCTTTTTTGACGGGCGCCAGCGCAATGTGGATTTCCGATCTCCTGATCCAGGCACTCAGTCGATGGATCAACAACAGGAGATCTGTCGGTTGAGAGAGATATCCACCCTTCGCGGTGGATATTTTTTCGTCTTGTTGAGGTTCGGCGGCATTCCACGTATATGAGAAAAAGTCCCACAAAGGCCCATCGCTACGGCCTTGAAAACGCTTCCACCAATAGTAACTTTTAATCAGTAGGTCCAGGGTTCGAATCCCTGCGCTCTCACCATCTCATAATATTTTTCGTATTTATTTCCATGGACTTACCCAACCGGCAGGCAATCATCCCGCCGGGTGTTCAAAGCGTTTCCAACATCAATACAGGAAACAAAAGCGTCGCCACCACGGACGCCTAGCGGTACGCGTAGATGTAACGTGCTATATTGTCATAAAAGCTGGAAAGATAAGCGGGCAGTCGCCTCAGTCGGGTGAACTTGCTGCCTTTATATTCCTCGCGCGTTCCGACGAGCGTATTCGGGTCGCCAAAGGGCAGAAAGTCCCTGTCGGAGACGTAAACGTTGGTGCCATATCCCCAACCGCACTCCAGGGCGCGGTCGAAAGGTAGCGTCATCACACGCGCCGTCTTCAGGAAACGCTCAGCGGCGCTGCGCGAAACGATGTAGCACGCAGATGAACCTTGAGGCCCATAGATGCAGCGGCCAAACGTATCCCCAAATGCACTCGTTCTGCGGCCTTTGAAACCCTTGCGGCGATGATTGGTCAATTTCACGACTGCATCGTCAGGCATGATCGCCACCATGGCCCTCACCCGCTCCGAAAAATCCGGCGTGAACGCCACGTCGTCTTCAACAATCACCGCGACAGGGGCATTGGTTGAAAGAAAGATCTCAAGCGCTTTAATATGGCTGGCATAACAGCCATATTCTCCCGGCAGCGCGTGGCGCCCGTTGCGCAGTTCGAAGCGGCGTCGGTCGAAATCGCGCCAGTTTTCAGGGAGGACGGTCTTTCCATCAATTCCCTCCACCGGCCGCAAATCAAGATCAAGACCCGCGGCCCCTTCGAGCATTTTTTCCAGTCGCGCCCGCGCACGGGCAATCGAAATGATGTAGACGGGCAAATTGGACACAGGCTGCATTTCGCAAGGCACCATAAGCGGGAAACAATGAACCGCCGCGTCCCACAACAATGGGAACGTTGCGTCCACGGTACGCTCCACTGTCCATCGTCAGGAGTGCCGTGGCTGTAAGCCGGCAAGGAATGGTCGCAATCACTTCCGCGCGGCGGTACGGCGGCAGCGCCAGTTCCAGTCTCTCGGTTCACCGGTGTCCATATGGACCGATTCGGTATGGCAATAGGTGCCGACACCCCCGCGGTTGGGCAGGGAACGCAGATAGGTTGCAAGCTCCCACTTGGAGACACCCTTGATCTGTATATCAGCCGCATCGCAGGTATAATGTTTTGAACCCTGCCTTATTCCCTTTGGCGGACGGTAGCCGGAGGTGACAATGGCCGGGCTGTTATAATGTCGCTCCACATCCTTGATCATGCTGATGAGCTCCGGCTTGAAACAACCGACTTCAACGCGATCTGTCTGCAGGAAAAGCCCGTTCGGCGCGACGCGGGTCAGGCCGGAGAGCGAGGCAAGCTTCATCAGCCCGGTGGGTTCATCGTCCTCTTCATCGAGATGAGCGTCGTCGAATTCGTCGGACATCATCGAGCGACCGGAGAGCGCAATACCCATCGTCTTGTCCGCCGCTCCCGGAAGTGCGGCCACCTGCGTGCCACCTGCCGAACCGCTTTCGATCATTTTCGGCAGGCGCTTCTTGGCTGCACCGGCGAAAAATGCTGCAAGCGTGACGCCCTTGCCTTCGCCTTCCTGCTTCTCGTCGCCAATGGCGGCACTGGTCGCGGGCTGCACCGAAGCAAGCTGTTCCGATGCGGTTTGTGGGACCGGCACGGCAGCCGGCTGGCGGTTCTCGCTGTGCTGCTCCGGTACCTGCACGGCTGACGGCACAGCAACAGGCGCGGATACCGGCTGCGGTTGCGCCACCTGCACAGGGGCGGAGTAAACGCTGCTGAGCGCAGGTGTGATTTTCTGGGAAGGCACGCCCGCCGCGGCCGCGCCGGGCGCCGTGGCGGCCGGGGAAGGCACTGCGGATGCGGTAGAATAGATGCTTGATGTTCCAGCGGAAATTCCCGTTGGCTGCGTCGTCAGTCCGGCGATATCGGCGGCAGCGCCGTAACCCTGTGCCGGGCCGCCCGCTGCCTGATGCTGCGCCGGAGCCGTGGTCGCGCCAGCCGCTGACGCCACGGCGGGATCCACATAATGCCCCTGCTGCGCACCGGCCGCGGGTGCAGCAGTTGCGGCCATCTGCTGCTTCTGCTGTCCGGCAACTTCCGGCTTTTTGGCAGTGGCGGCCATCTCCTCGTCAGTCACCGCCGAAACGCATCCGGAAAGCCCCAGCAACGAAACCGCGATGACGAGACGCCGACAAGAAACGCGTCCCTTTGCGCCCTCGACAGTTTTCATGGGTGGCCTCCGTATCTTTTATTTCCAACAGCAGCACGGGAACGGAATCGTGTGCTTCCCCCAAAACGGGACTGGCCGTTTCGATTCGCGGACTATGCCTCATCCCCTCAGGACAAGGCAAGAGCGCCCGAAAACGCTGCTGCTCACCGGAAAATCCCTACCAGGAACCGGTATTCTGCATAGATATCCACGGTTCGGCTGGTGCGAGGCTTTCGCCTTTCTGCAAAATTTCGAAAGAAATACCATCCGGTGAACGTACGAAGGCCATATGCCCGTCTCGCGGTGGCCGGTTGATGATGATGCCGTTCTGCTGCAGATGCGCGCAGAAGTCGTAGATATTATCGACCTCATAAGCGAGGTGACCGAAATTGCGGCCGCCGGTATAATCTTCGCTATCCCAGTTATAGGTGAGTTCGAGGCACGGCGCCTTGTTTTCCTTCGCCGCAGCAACGTCGTCGCGAGCTGCAAGAAACACGAGAGTGAAGCGGCCTTTTTCGTTCTCGATACGGCGTATTTCGGTAAGGCCGAGCAGGTCGACATAGAATTTAAGTGATTCGCCAAGGTCTTTGACGCGAACCATCGTGTGCAGATACCGCATTTTATTCCTCTCCATTACACGGGTCCGAAGCCGTTAAACGCATGATCGCAAGCCCCGGACAAGGACGGCGACATAAAAGCAGCTGCGTAAATCAAAAACTAGGGCTTGCGTGAAACCGTTACCAAGATGTTAATCTGGCGCACAGGAATCAGTTGACCGGTGTATGGCGCGTAATCGAGGGGTTGGCAGGATATGGCTGATAGGATGTCATCGAAAACGATAGTCGATGTCGAGGACCTTTCGGGCGATGCCGTGGACCTGACCGAGATCACCGGCGTCGTGAAGTGGTTCGATGTCGCCAAGGGTTTCGGCTTCATCGTGCCCGACAACGGCACACAGGATGTGCTGCTGCATGTTTCCTGCCTGCGTCGCGACGGTTACCAGACGATCCTTGAAGGCACGCGCATTGTCGCCCTTATCCAGCGGCGCGACCGTGGCTTTCAGGCATTTCGCATTCTCTCCATGGATCAGTCCACCGCCGTCCACCCCTCGCAGCTGCCGCCGGTGCGCACCCATGTGCAGGTGACGCCGTCCAGCGGACTGGAGCGCGCCATCGTCAAGTGGTTCAACCGCACCAAGGGTTTCGGTTTCCTGACGCGTGGCGAAGGAACGGAAGACATTTTCGTGCATATGGAGACACTGCGCCGTTTCGGCCTGACCGAACTTCGCCCCGGGCAGGTTGTGCTGGTGCGTTATGGCGATGGCGACAAAGGCCTGATGGCCGCGGAAATCCATCCGGACAACCCGGTTTCGATCGGGATGTCGCATTGATGTCCGCCCTGCCCGATATGGTGAAGAGCGCCGTTATGGCGCTTCTTTTTTTCACGCTGGCCAGCGCCGCCCAGGCGCAGCAACAGCAGACATTCACCTCCGAACCGCTGCAGATTGAAACGGCCGGGGGAAAAAGCCACGATTTCACTGTGGAACTGGCGCTGAACAATGCCCAGCGCGAACAGGGCCTGATGTTCCGCAAGAGCATGCCACCAGAAAACGGCATGTTGTTCAATTTCGGTGAACCGCGTGATGTCGCCATGTGGATGCGGAACACGCTTATTCCGCTCGACATGCTTTTCATTGGCCGTGACGGCCGCATCACCCACATCCACGAAAACGCGGTTCCACATTCGGAAGCCATCATCAGCTCCCGCGGGCCAGTGAAATTCGTGCTTGAACTGAATGGCGGCGCTGCGAAACGTTACGGCATCAAGCCTGGCGATATTGTGCGCAGCGCGCAAATTGGCAACCGGAAGTGACGTTGCCGCGTTATTGCGTCTGAATGAGCCGGACGATGTTTCGCCCGGCTGGCGCAATGTTCAGTAGACCGGCTCTATATGGCTCAGAATCCTGCAGTTGGAAATGGAAGCGGCAAGGTTGATGGCGATGTCGATCGCCTCGACCGAATCAGCCGTGCCTTCCAGATAGATCACGTCATTTTCGACAGTGGCGGAAATGCGCGACTTTTCGAGACCTGATTCGAAGGCCAGTGCCGAGGTAATGGCCTGGCATACGCCCGCCATGCGGTCACCAAAGAAGCTTTCCTGAATACCTGACAGATTGAACATATGTGTTCTCCTTCTTATGGACATTACAACGCCTTTGGTGGCGGTTTTGTTCATCTCCGGTTCATCTATTTGTTCATCTTCCATTCATCTTGAAAAATTGGAACCCCCCAATCGATCACATTTTAGGTGATCGGGAACCATTTCGTGAGGCGGGCATTTCGCGCATGGGAGTGAAAAGAGAGTGAAAACCGCCATGAAGGCGCGTGAAACAGGAGGAGAATGACATGCTGATCAACAGAACGGAGCCGTGTCACCACGCCTCGTGGATGAAGCCGGTGGCGATCCACCTGCCCTTGTCCGCAGCAGTGGAAATCTACAGCCCGCTGGTAGCACTGGACATGCTGATGTACCGCTGGCCGGAAGAACACGGCCCGGAATATGAAGAAGCACGCAGAAACTGCCTCGATGCCATCGCCGGACGATGCGACATCGAAAAAGCGCGGGAGTCGTTTCTCATCGCAAGCAGCCACGCTCATATTCTCAACATGCACTGACGTTCATTATCCGCGTTGATGACTGGCCCTTCTCCGCGAAGGGCTTTTCTTTTGGCGTTCACTGTTTCAGGCACGAGGTCGCGCGCGGAAAACTCCGCCTGCCGCCGGTGACATGTAACTGTCACGCAAACGTTATAATCGGCAGAGACAAATTCCGTGGAATCACCGGGCGGACAAACCGCCGGAAGCTCGGGAGTGGACCTGGCCAGCATGGAAACCGTCTTTGCCCTTTGCGCAATTCTGCTCGTCGCTTTCAACCTTCTCGGTATCTGCCTTGCCGGGTGGCGGCTAAAGCGGCGCGACCCGGAAAATTCCCTTGCGCGGCAAAAACCGCCTGTCTCGATCGTTGTGCCACTGCGCGGTGTGGAAAGTTTCACCCCTCTTACGCTGTCACGCGCCTTCGAGCTCGATTGGCCGGATTACGAACTGCTTTTCTGCGTTGCAGATGAATTCGACCCCGTCATTGCGCAAGTACGCAAAGCCCAGAGCGCCGTTCCTTCCGTTTCAGCGCAATTGCTCATCGGCGACGACCGGATCAGTGCCAATCCAAAACTGAACAATTGCGTCAAGGGCTGGCTGGCCGCCCGGCATGAATGGGTCATCCTCGCCGATTCGAACGTATTGATGCCGAAATCCTACGTGACGCGCATGATGTCGGCCTGGCGGAAAGACAGCGGCCTCGTGTGCTCCCCGCCGCTGGGCTCGCGGCCGACGGGTTTCTGGGCGCATGTGGAATGCGCCTTCCTCAACGGCGCGCAGGGCCGCTGGCAATATGCGGCAGAAGCCATCGGAATGGGTTTCGCGCAGGGCAAATCCATGTTGTGGAACAAACCGTTCCTCGAAGACCATGGGGGTATCCGCGCCCTCGCCGCCGAAATCGCCGAAGACGCCGCCTCGACGAAGCTGGTGCGGAACGCTGGCCGCAGGGTGCATCTTGTCTCCGCCCCTTTCGAGCAACCGCTCGGCCAGCGTCACGCCGGCGAGATCTGGTCACGCCAGGCCCGCTGGGCGCGGCTAAGGCGCGTGACCTTCCCGCAATATTTCGCGCCGGAAATCCTGACGGGCGCACTTCCCCCGCTTCTGTTCGCACTCACCGCGGCGGCCATGATGGACGTGAACCTCTTAGCGACCGCCCTCGCCGTCCTCGTCCTCATATACGGCCCCGAATTGGCCCTGACCGCCCTCAACGGGTGGCCAATATCGCTCCATACCCTGCCGGCCATGATCGCACGGGACATCATCATGCCCGTCATCTGGACGAGAAGCTGGATTGGCAGCGCAGTGGCATGGCGCGGCAATGTCATGACAATCGGTACGGCGGAAAGCACTTTGGCCGGCCCGCCAGCGGAATAATGACGATTTATGGGAAGAGGTTACGCCGGAAAGCTGATGCTTTGCCTTAAAATGGTCGGAGTGGAGAGATTCGAAATTTGCAATGCCTTTGAAAAACAACGACAATTTCCACTCTTTGTAACACTGTGACGGGCTGCACTTCGTTCCATCTGCCACTGGCACAATAAAGCGAAATCAGCCGCTGATGCAACCGAATCAACAAAGCAAAATAATTTGAATAGGCCTCACAGTCGCCACGCATACGGCAGCGAGTGCTGATCGAGATTGTAAAGTAAATCTCTCATCAACACCCACCATGAGACCTTTCAAAGCCATTGGAACGACACTTCAACGGGTATTAGCTCATGCGGCATGGATTTCTGCCCTGAGTTTCTTATAAGTGCTTTCAGACATGACGAGAAGGAAATTGCTATACCTCTTGTTGATTACGCGAATCATACAGTCCCGGCACCTCCCCATTCTTTTGTCCGTAGTAAAGACAAAGCGCGTCGGTTTTGAGTATACCATAGCGAATATGTGGGGGTCATCGCAGTTATCCTCTTCACGCTGCCAATGTTGGTTACGTTCTAAGGCCTGAATATGCTTTTTGGCTTCTGAAGAAGTGACATCATTTCGTCGGCCAGCGTCCCCCATCAACTTGTATATTTTTTGTAACTTTCGAGCTTGCTCCAGCTCTCCCACCATTTTTTCGTGCTCAGTGTAGGTGAAGGTTACGTTTTCATCCTCAAGTAAACCCGGGAGAATTTTATCAGTGAACCATTTTTCTCCGATTATGCAGCTATCCAAAATAACCCTTGCCATTAGAAAATTGTCCTTCCCATTTCGTTTAGGAAGAACTGATGGTAACTCTTTGGCGCCCCGACCAATTTACCATCATCGGCTATTTCAACTTCTGATGCTGTATTGCCATCTGGTCCATTAGTGCAATACAAAATCATTGCACTGTTTTTACCTTTATTCTCCTTTATTTTAGCTCTATATCTATCAATCAAATAATCACTGTGGGTTTCGATAACAAACCTGAGCCCGAAATTAGTCATTTCCCATAGATATTCACCCAGTGCCGCTTGAGCAATGGGATGCAAGTGTAGCTCCGGTTGCTCGATAAGTATTAGGCTACTGCTGACGATGCCATGAGCAAAAGCCTGGGTTTCTGCTAAGATAGGTGCGACTTGAGAAACACCGATTCCGACCTGGTTTATCAAGAACTCTCTGCTATTCTTCTTCACCACTACGTTTAGCAGAGGATTCCCTATAGAGGCCGATACCATTTTTACTTTGAAATCTTGGAAGAGCCCACTTTCTTTTCCGAATTTCCTTATTGACGATTTTGACTTATTCTTATTTGGCGCCGATTCAACATCGCGCATCATTATAGCAAAATGAGAGCCGGTTGAATGAAACTGGCGATCCATCTGATAAAAGTTCTCCGGCATCGCCCGCATGGGCCCTATATGACGGCAGTTCGGGAGCGGGGATGCGAAACTGATATCAACCCAATCTTGAAAATTATCTTTGTCATCACCAACAGCATTAAGAACTGATTGAGGGAAGTTCACCGGAACGCGATCAAAACCGTCTTTGTATTCCGTGAAAACAGCGTTTGGATCACCATGTATTTCAAGAACTTGATCGAACGTAAGATCATCACGCTCGACAATCGAAAACTCCTTAATACCTTCGCCTTCACGCAAGGTAATCGAACGATTCCGGGAGGCACTTGTGCTTTTTATTACCGCTGCAGAATAGGCTTTTTTTAGTTTTCTGAGTGTTATTACACGGTATATTTCTCTATCATCTTCCTTAGCTGAAAAACCTATCGTGACATCCGCATGATCGAAGTAAGGCGAGAAAAAATCGTATTTGCCTACGTTAAAGTCGGACATTAGGATCGGCAGACCGTTGAGGTCGGTCCGAGTTATATATTCAAGAAGATATATTATAGATGTTTTCCCGGAGCTGTTATCGCCGACCAAGAAAATATTCTTTTCTATATCTATCCGGAGCTCACCAAACCCGCGGAAATTTTTTGCGTAAAATAGCATGTAATGCGAACCCCCGTCACCACTT